GTTACAACCTCAGATGAGATTGAACTTCTGTTACCTTGTGTGGCTGTCCAACCTGCAATGTTCAATTCGTGACACATAGCTTCGAACCCTCTCATAACTGAACCTTCAGCTTTCCATTCATCCTTAGCACTTGATTCAGGGAGAACACAATCGATATAATCCAACAGAATCATATCAATCTTTGTACCATCAGCAATAATCTTTCTAACTTGATTCTTGATTTGATTCATGGTCATACTATCAGAAGCCAACTTCTTCAAGATTAACTCATTCTTCATTGTCTCTTTAATCTCAGTTATCTTACTCATTACGGTATCTTTATGTAGAACCAAATTATCTGGTTCGATACCTGTCCACATCGTGAAATGTTTTCTTTGAATAATCTTCGGGTTGTCCTCAAAAAATATTTGGAGAACATTATAACCCAAATTGAACGCTGTGTTGGCAATTTTACAAAGGACAGTGGTTTTACCAACCCCCGTAGGAGCTAATATAACCCCAATCTCACCCTTTGCAAGTCCACCCTTAAGTAGTTTGTCAATTCCACCGATACCCATTGGAATAGGGTGTCTATAGTCTTCGTCGAGGACTGTGTCCAAGTTATCGAATACATCTGTCTGACCTTTCTCAACCTCACCCACTTGTAGAGCTTCTCTAATAAGTCCCTCCACCTTGTCATAAGATTCGAAGTCACCTTCAGTGATAATCTTTTGTGATTTGTCCATCGCCTTCTGTAACTCTTGTTGTTTACAGAATTTCAATGCCTTCTCTTGAACAAAAGATGTTCCCTCAAACGGTGCATCTTTAACTTGTTTAAGTGTGTCCAAAACAATCTTTGCAACAAGTTCTTGAGGTATTTCAGATTTTACAATCTGTTCTAAGGTATCGAAAGTAGGTGTTGACTCGTACTTTGTATGATACTCTTTAATCATCTGTATGATGATTTTAAAGTACTTGTTGTCGAAGTATGAACTCTCAATAACATCCATAATTGAATGTGAAAAATCCTTGTCGACAACTATTTGGTTGAGTAACTGCACCTGAAATGTGTTCCCTAAATAATCAAAATTCTTGTTCATAGTTGTTTTAAAATATCCCCTCTTTTATTAAATACTTACTTACTTGTTTCGAAATCCAAATATTGGTAAGATAATTTGTTGCTTGAAAAAATGTCAGTTAATTCTCTTAACACATCTTTCAAAAATGGTCTTACGTCAACCGTATAACGAACTTTCGGCGGAAATAATTTTCCATCAAATTGTCTATGACAAATTGTCTGTTCGCCAACTTTTACAAAAAGGTTGAATACTTCAGGACCCTCAGTAAATGATGTGTCCATAATTTTTGGGTCATGACTGATTGCATCTCTGTTGTCCATCATGTAAACAACTGTCTTCATTTTAAGATAATACTGTAACTCTTCTTTAAGAGCTTTGATATACTCATACAAGTCTACTGAGTTCTTCGCCTTAGGGTTGAAACCTCTAACGTTAAAGAATCTTTGTACAACAATGTTGTCATTCAAAGTCAAAAGGAATTCCATTTTGGTACTGTCCATTTCTTTCATAGTGTTTAATTTTTGTTTGTGTTTCGTTTTTCTTTTCTTATTAATTTTGTAAATGGTGTGAGAAAGTTAACCCAAGCCTCGTCATCTTTTGGGAGGTACTTGAACAATCCATCTTCCATCATCATTCTCATTAGGTTTTTGTAACCCCTATCAGTGGGGTCAATTGAATCTCTGTAAATTTGTTCTACTAAGGTCTTTCCATCATCTGTAATCAACGGGTTTGAAAGGTCTACAATTTGTTTGTTTGTGTTATAAAACTCTTCTCCAAGTATAGTTGATTTTGTCTTCCCTGTCAAAATATTTGATAAAGTTTTAATAGGTTTTTTTTGCGGGATATTTCGTGCAATATCGAGTAATTCTTCAATAGTGCATGGTTTTTCCTGCACTTGGGGAAAGTATTTTATTAAAGTTTTTTCACCAAGACCTTCAATTCCATCTATGTTGTCTGATTTGTCACCTGTAAAGATTTTACAGAGTAATACGTTGTAGTGAGGTATTTCTACCTTGTTGATAGTAATCTTATCCCCGAACCTATAATACTGTTTAAGTATAGGTGAGAATATAGTTACTCTTTCATTAATTAATTGAGTTAAATCTTTGTCAGCTGAGAATATAGTAATCTCTTCGTTTGTTGCTATTTTACAATAATAAGCAATGAGGTCATCAGCTTCATTATCATTCATTTCAACTTGTCTCACAAAAACTTCTTCGAGGTAATCTTTAACTCGAGACTTTTGTTGTAGATATGAGATGTACTTATCATCATTCATATCTTGTCTTCTGTTACCCTTATACTGTGGATAAATTTGTTTTCTGATAGATGAGTTTGAACTTCCATCCCAAAAAACAACTACTTTATCTAATTCTCCTTCGTCCAAAAATCTGCGAATAACATTAATAAAATGATATACGCCCCCAATGTGAGTCCCATCAGAATAAAGTTCTTTAACACCGTGAAAGCCAATCTTAAAAAGGTTATCACCATCTACCAGTAAAGTTTTAGACACATAGTTTATTTAAATGTTAACAAATATATTATTCGCTGATATCGTCTGTTGTTTCTTCTAAAGTCAATTCGCCAGTTCCTGATAAGATACCATTCCAATATTGAGAATACTCTTTCTTATAAGCCTCTAACGCTTCCTTGGTATCTTCAATATATCCTTGTGGTACCGCAATCAACTTACCGTCATTGTAACCCAAACCATTTACGTGGTTCTTCAAGATTGAAATCTTTGTTCTGATTGCATATCTTACAGTCCTTCCTCCTTTGGTTGCTGTAATGTGGTTGATACCAGCACTTGCTTGGTTACCAAAAAGGAATACTAATGATGATGCTAACCATAGAGCCTCACCACCTTTTGCCTTAATTGTTGGTTGACCAAACGGATTATCAGGAAGAGCAACCCATGGTTGATTCACAACTACCAAAGTATTGTAGTAAGCATAATCTTCTTTCTTTGATTTAGAAATTCTTGAGTGAACTCCCATACCAATCTTGTCGGCAAGTGTTGCAGCATTATGTTGTTTACCACCTTTACCATCGAAGGTCATCTTACAAGGGATTGAACCTACTGAATCCCAAAGGAATAAAATTGATTGTTGAATCTCTCCTTTCTCTTGTGCATCCAATACTTCGTTGATGAAGTCGGTTACTTGTTCAATATAATCAAAGCTATCGTTGAAGATAAAGTCACCATCCCATTCTCCGTCAGAGTTCTTCTTTGCATCCAAACCTAACTCAACAGCATGTTCCCAACTCCATTTCTTTTCAGTAATTATGAAGACAGGTAAATGCCCTTTCTTTTGAGCGTCAGCCGCAGCCAATATCATAGCGGTTGTTTTAGAACTATTACTATGTCCTAAGAACATGTTAATACCTCCCATGACAGGACCTGGTAGTCCACTAGCATTTAGGAAAGCCTCTCCACAAAAGTAGTAAGCAGTTTCTTTATACTTTGTTTTGGTTGAGAACTTATCCTTAAATCCTCCTCCACCTTCTTTTTTCTTAATTCCCGCCATCTTCTTTTCTTTTAATGTTTGGTATTTTACTTATTTTTGGTACTTTGTAGAATTCTTCATCTTCTTCATATAACTCATGAAGTTCTTCTTCATGGAAGGTAACTAATTTTAGACCCAATTGTCCATCTTCAGTTTCTTCTTTCAACATTCCAAATAAGACGGTATCACCAATTTGTTTAGCTCTACCAGAGTAATAACTCTTGTTTTTTAATTGACTCAATATTTCGTAAGACAATGTTTTATTGTCCAACAATTGTATTTCAATTTCTTCTTTAAATGTCATATAATAAATTAAAAAAGGGTGGAGTATTACCTCCACCCGTATAAATTAGAATGGTAAATCAGAATCAGCCTCAGCTTCAGCTTGAGGGTCAACAGCCTTTGCAGGTGCCGCCTTTTTGCTACCACCGAAAGTTTCTTCAGCAACTGTTGCGTCACCATAAACATATCCACCTTTTTCAGTGTCCCATTTTGGTGTCTCACCTCTTGCAATCGCCTCAAGGTATTCAACAGGTTTTTTAGAATATACATCCAACCAAGTTAACTCATCGTTAATCCAAGCATTTGCTTGCTCTTTTTCTGCGTGGACAGGAGCTTGGTCTTCATACATAATTGTAGATACACTTGTGTACTCCTTACCTGCCGGTGTTTTAGATTTTGTTAACTCGATGATTAAATCACGTCCTGTTGTAGGGTCAGTGATATCACCTTTGTTTCTCCAAATTGGGATGATTTTGTCCAAGATACCATCGTTCTTGTAATTGTGTTTGAATCTCCAAAACTTTGGTCCGTCTTCTTCACGGTCTCTGTCGATTACTTTTACGATATAGAATTTACGAGACTTATATTGTTTCGCTAATTCTTTATCAGATTCTTTACCCGTAGACATCAACTCTTCGTAAACCTCATTTAAAGGTGAACGTTCGTTGTCATTCTTTCCTGGGTCATAGAACTTTTGCCATTGACCACCAACTTGAATTTCGTGGTACCAAGCTTCTTTAAACGGTGATGAACCGTCTTGAGTAGGAAGGATTCTTACTCTTCTTTGTCCTGATTTCTCTTTATCACCAAGGATTAAAGCGAAATACTTTTTCATTCTTTCGTCTTGCGACATTTTACTTTGGGCCCCGCCCGATGCGTT